GGAGGATCCAAAAATTTTTATGAACCTTGTGATCCAAACACACATCTAGGATCTGACCATCCAAAGCTGTATCTCTCACGTGCTTTGTATCTCATGTTTCCTGTGTCAAAGTCACCTTCCATACCTGTGGAAAGCGCCGCTCTGACGAAGTGTTTTAATCCATTAGGGCAATCGGTTTTAATGAACCATGCATCAGTATCAGTTAAATAGTGGTTTACTGTATAACCGTCTGGGAGAATTCCCATGTTTTTGATTGCATTAATATCGTTATCCGCAGTTCCAACTCTAAGAGTGGAATTAAGAAGACGATCAGCCACAAATTGCGTGTTGACAGGAATAAATAATTTTCTTGCCTTCATCGCAACTTTTAAGCCTCGTTCATCAATAAACCCAGCAATGGAAATCATTGCTGACTCTAATGAGGTTTCGTTAAGGTCTGCATCAGTTGCATTTCTGTTTGACCAGTTGCCTCCCAATGCTGTTGGGTGAACAGCGTTTACAAGTGAAACACCATCTCCTCCAGCAGTTGCGAATGCATTGTTCAAAATATTCGCACCCTTAACTTGTTTAGTGTAAGCCATTGACCTAGCCAATGACTTTGTATATCGAGCTGATAAAGTGTCGTATAAGTTATCTTCAACGGCTTCCTCAGTTAAACTAAATGCTAAAGCAATAGTTTCGTGAGTATATCTTGCAGTGAAAGATTCTTGTGCAGTATCGAAACCGACACCCGCACCTTCCGCTTTCACAGCAGCTTCACCGAATCCAACTAACATTACTTCTTCTTCAAAAGCTCTGTCGCTTGATTCTTGTTCAAAGATCTCAGCTGCTTCGTTTTCGTAACGAGCATATTCCATACCGAACAGTGCGTTCAGACCAGGTTCGAGTTCTTTGGCAAGTTGAGCTCTATTAATAGCCATATGTCAAATCTCCTTATCCTTATCCTACACTGAGTCCAGTGAGTATAGCTTGTACGTTTAACCTAACAATCGCTAATCGACCAGCAGCGGTAGCATCCGCGTTGCCAGGAGAATCCTCGAAACCGAGTATTCTCAAGTTAAGTGCAGCAGTAACAGCAGACGTGCTAACCGCAAGTTCACCATAAGAAACACCAGTAGTGGTGCTTCCAGTGATCGAGGTTGCAAAGTTTGCGTTTGAGAAAACAAGACCATCAGCGGCAGCAGCGTCACAATTAATTGTGTACAATGCATTAGGGTCGTCAACAATGGACGCTTTACAAGCTGTGCTTGATTTCAAGCTAGCAGTTCCTGGATAGTAGTTAGACCATACAGGTTTGCCAGTGAGATCAGTATATTCACAACCGATAAAGACACCAAGGTTAGCAACAGTACCTCCAGCGGCAGCCCCAGCATAACTAATCACTCCCGTTGCTAACGGAATAACTGGTTGACCATAATAAATAGCGTTAGCTACTCCTGTGATCGCACTAGTTTGAATGCTATACGAGCCTACACCCTGGTTGTTATAGTTGCCTCCGACTTGTCGGTATGGGCGTAGCCCAAAAGCAGCATCTATATTTGCCATGATATGTCTCCTTTTACTTAGACATTACGAAGAAGACATACAACCTTACTCATTAAGATTTTTTGCCTCCTCCAAACGTTACTCTACTTTGCCTTTCCTTGTGGATTGGCATTGAGGGGTGCTCATCCTTGTGCAAATCATGATCAATAGATGTCATCTGATCCGTGGTTTGGCGCTGGAAGTAAGCGTCTCTGTCTTCCTTAACCTCGATTGGACATCGCATTAATAATAATCCTCCAAATCCTATTACACCATCATATTGGCCGCCACTAATGACAGCTAAATCGGGCCTGTCTGAGTATTCATCGGCACGTACAAATTCATATCCAGAGCGCAGTCTTGAAATGACATTTTTGTCGTCATTTTGACCACGAAATTCAGACCTTACCCACCTATGATGAAAACCATCTTTCGGGGGAGGTGCCTCTAAGCTAGAGGGAGGAACCCATCCTCTTTCACGAGCAACCTTCTCGCGGGTTTCAGTATTGCGTGACGTTTTTTTAATCTTAGTAGTTTTCATTTACGCCTCCTTCACGTGTTTGGCATATTCCTCTAAGGGCACACCGAGTTTCTTTGAAATTGCTACCTGTGAAGGTGTGAGTCTCACAGTGCGGCGTCCAGTGGACGATGTTCGTATGGCCGAAGCAACTTTTTGCTTGGGCTTTTTAT